ACGCCACTCGCGCACGCCGAGGTGCGGGGTCCCGCCGACCCGTGGATAGAAGTTTAGACTCTCACCATAACGCTCCGGGATGGTGATCTGGGGCGTTGTGCGCCGGAAGAATACCGCAGTGAAGTTCGCGACCCGGCCGACGTGGCGCAGCGGCTCCAGGAATCAGTCCGACCGTCTTCCGCCACCCGCCGCACCGCCGATATGCAGATGTCGGCAGGGGTTCGCAGGAATTCGATCTGCGGTCCGGGCTGCGCCGAGATCGTAACCGTGGACGCTGGCGACATTCGTCACACGCCGGCCGCCGAGGCCGTCTGTTCGTGGTCGCCAGGAAGCGGTTACGACCACTCTCGGGGAGAGTGCCCACGGTATTTTCGGTCGGCACCGGGTCCCCGTTCCAATTGAGTCCTCATTTCGGGAGGCTGCCGCCGCGGTTCCTGGCGAAATATTTTCTCTTGTGCGTCTCGCAGCACCTCCGTCAGCTCGGGATCTCGGCTGTTATCGGCAAAGACCAGGACCACCGGTGAATTCGCCTCGGCGTCGGCTGCCCGGAACCGGGTCATCCGGCGCCGTCTTCTCCCGCCAATGCGCCCTCACCTTCAGCCAGAAGATTTGCGCGTGACATTGCCCGCCTTGGCGGAGGCGAACAGATACCCGCAGACCGTCGCATTGGCCTCGGCAACGCCGCGATCGAGTTCATCGCGTAAGCGCTTGCGCAGCGTCTTCGGCGAGCAGCCGATGATCTTGGCGATGTCGTCTTGACGGAGACCGATGCCAGCCAAGTGCCGCACCCTCTCGCGCACCGCATCATTCACCGCAAATGCTTTTCTCGCCATGTGCGGCTCCTGATTGATCGTAGTCTTGCCTTTGGGCGCGCTCGTCGAATGATTGACCGGAGGCTTGGTGCATCGCGGCGCGCCCGGTGAAGCCCTGCCAGCGTCGCACGACGACATCGGACATAAGCGGGGTTGAGCTCGACCCCCGTAGCAGACCCGGCCGGTCATTTCGGCTGCGATCAGGCTTGTCCCCGAGCCGAGAAACGGGTCATAGATTGCCTGGCCGGCCGGCTGTTGTTGGCGATCGGGCGGCGCATGCATTCGACGGCTTCTGGTGCCGTGCCCAACTCGGCTCGTGCTGCGGGTTGCCGAATGGGTTGTTGTTGGAAATCTCCCAGACCGTCGTCTGGGTGCGGTCGCCCTGCCAGTGGCTGGCCTTGCCTTCGCGCACCGCGTACCAGCAGGTCTCGTGCCGCCAATGATAATCGCCGCGGCCCAAGGTGAAGTGCTGCTTGGCCCAGACGATCTGAGCGCGCCGCTGCAACCCGCAAGCCGCCAGCCCGGCGGCAACGATGTCGCCGTGCAGAGCCCCGTGCCAGACATAGGCGACGTCGCCGGGGAACAGCGCGTACGCCTCCCGCCAGTCGGCGCGATCGTCGTTGAGCACCTTGCCCCGCGCGAGATTGCCGGCACCAAGGCCGCGGCGCGCTCGCCAGGACGGGTCGTAGCCGACCCCATAAGGCGGATCGGTGATCATAAGGTGAGGCTCCGATCTTGCCAGCACTGGCGCGACGTCGCCGCGCTGGTGCTGTCGCCGCACCCGATCCCGTGGTTCCCAACAGCCATATGTCGCCGCGCCGCGTGACGGGTTGATCGCCTACTTCCGGAACGCTGTCGGGGTCCGTCAGACCACTCGATCCCAAACCGGCCAGGATGGTTTCGAGCTGATCCGGCTCAAAGCCGATCAGATCGAGGGTCGAACCGGCAAAGTCGAGGTCCCGGAGCTCGTTACAGAGCCGCTCGAAGTCCCAGCTCGCCCGCGCCGCCAGTTGGTTGTCGGCCAGGCGATAAGCACGCTTTTGCTCTTACTCCAGCCGCTCGCTACGATCACCGGGATAGACCGCCAGCTTCAGCTTTTGCCGCAGCAGCAACTCGCGCTGCGCCGGCGATCAAGCATGCCCTTCTCGTCGACCAGCGGCGGCATGGTCCACCCAAATTCGACGATGGAGGCAGCAATTTTGTTGATGTCGGCCTCGGTATGAAAGCCGCGGATTGGTCGCGTAGGGTATCAGCCGCTCGATCGGCCAGCGTTCCGGCTGGTCGGCCGGCCACGGACGCGACGGTCTCGTACCCGAGGGCTCTGATTGTGTTGAAGACATTTTTTCACCTCCGTACGGCCGATGCCTTCCGGCAGCGCCTCGTGCGGAGGATTTGCGCCCGTCGCGATCGGTGAAAAAGGGTCACATGCTTCTTCTGCCCGGAGGTTTCATTCGGAGGTTTCCCATCCGTCAATGCCCTCTCGGACCGGTGCTTGCCGCGTCCTCTCTGCAGAGGGCCTCCAGCTCCCCATGCCTTCTTAAAAAGCTTCAAGGTAGGCGTTTGCGGACCTCGGCCAGCACCGCCGCTGTGCTTCGCGTTTTGTGAAACCTCCGAATGAAACCTCCGGGCAGAAGAAGCATGTGACCCTTTTTCACCGATCGCGACGGGCGCAAATCCTCCGCACGAGGCGCTGCGAAGGCATCGGCCGTTACGGAGGTGAAAAATGTCTTCAACACAATCAGAGCCCTCGGTACGAGACCGTCGCGTCGTGGCCGGCCGACCAGCCGGAACGCTGGCCGATCGAGCGGCTGATACCCTACGCGACCAATCCGCGGCTTCATACGAGGCCGACATCAACAAAATTGCTGCCTCCATCGTCGGAATTTGGGTGGACCATGCCGCCGCTGGTCGACGAGAAGGGCATGCTGATCGCCGGCGCAGCGCGAGTTGCTGCTGCGGCAAAGCTGAAAGCTGGCGTCTATCCCGGTGATCGTAGCGAGCGGCTGGAGTAAAGAGCAAAAGCGTGCTTATCGCCTGGCCGACAACCAACTGGCGGCGCGGGCGAGCTGGGACTTTCGAGCGGCTCTGTAACGAGCTCCGGACCTCGACTTTGCCGGTTTCGACCTCGATCTGATCGGCTTTGAGCCGGATCAGCTCGAAACCATCCTTGGCCGGTTTGGGATCGAGTGGTCTGACGGACCCCGACGCGTTCCGGAAGTAGGCGATCAACCGTCACGCGGCGCGGCGACATATGGCTGTTGGGAGACCACGGGATCGGGTGCGGCGACAGCACAGCGCGGCCGACGTCGCGCCAGTGCTGGCAAGATCGGAGCCTCACCTTATGATCACCGATCCGCCTTATGGGGTCGGCTACGACCCGTCCTGCGAGCGCGCCGCGGCCTTGGTGCCGGCAATCTCGCGCGGGGCAAGGTGCTCAACGACGATCGCGCCGACTGGCGGGAGGCGTACGCGCTGTTTCCCCGGCGACGTCGCCTATGTCTGGCACGGGCTCTGCACGGCGACATCGTTGCCGCCGGCTGGCGGCTTGCGGGTTGCAGCGGCGCGCTCAGATCGTCTGGGCCAAGCAGCACTTCACCTTGGGCCGCGGCGATTATCATTGGCGGCACGAGACCTGCTGGTACGCGGTGCGCGAAGGCAAGGCAGCCACTGGCAGGGCGACCGCACCCAGACGACGGTCTGGGAGATTTCCAACAACAACCCATTCGGCAACCCGCAGCACGAGCCGAGTTGGGGGCACGGCACCCAGAAGCCGGTCGAATGCATGCGCCGCCCGATCGCCAACAACAGCCGGCCGGCCAGGCAATCTATGACCCGTTTTCTCGGCTCGGGGACAAGCCTGATCGCAGCCGAAATGACCGGCCGGGTCTGCTACGGGGTCGAGCTCAACCCCGCTTATGTCGATGTCGTCGTGCGACGCTGGCAGGGCTTCACCGGGCGCGCCGCGATGCACCAAGCCTCCGGTCAATCATTCGACGAGCGCGCCCAAAGGCAAGACTACGATCAATCAGGAGCCGCACATGGCGAGAAAAAGCATTTGGCGGTGAATGATGCGGTGCGCGAGAGGGTGCGGCACTTGGCTGGCATCGGTCTCCGTCAAGACGACATCGCCAAGATCATCGGCTGCTCGCCGAAGACGCTGCCGCAAGCGCTTACGCGATGAACTCGATCGCGGCGTTGCCGAGGCAATGCGACGGTCTGCGGGTATCTGTTCGCCTCCGCAAGGCGGGCAATGTCACGGCGCAAATCTTCTGGCTGAAGGTGAGGGCGCATTGGCGGGAGAAGACGGCGCCGGATGACCCGGTTCCGGGCAGCGACGCCGAGGCGAATTCACCGGTGGTCCTGGTCTTGCCCGATAACAGCCGAGATCCCGAGCTGACGGAGGTGCTGCGAGACGCACAAGAGAAATATTTCGCCAGGAAACCGCGGCGGCAGCCTCCCGAAATGAGGACTCATTGGAACGGGGACCCGTGCCGACCGAAAATACCGTGGGCACTCTCCCCGAGAGTGGTCGTAACCCGCTTCCTGGCGACCACGAACAGACGGCCTCGGCGGCCGGCGTGTGACGAATGTCGCCAGCGTCCACGGTTACGATCTCGGCGCAGCCCGGACCGCAGATCGAATTCCTGCGAACCCCTGCCGACATCTGCATATACGGCGGTGCGGCGGGTGGCGGGAAGACGGTCGGACTGATCCTGGAGCCGCTGCGCCACGTCGGCCGGGTCGCGAACTTCACTGCGGTATTCTTCCGGCGCACAACGCCCCAGATCACCAATCCCGGAGCGTTATGGGATGAGAGTCTAAACTTCTATCCACGGGTCGGCGGACCCCGCACCTCGGCGTGCGCGAGTGGCG